TCCGCATCACTTGGAAGATATGGCATCGGTTTACCTCACTACTCTAAATTCATATCCGTCATCATAGTAATTGATTTGTTCATCAAGAGTTCCACTACCACTAACGACTTTCACGATAAAACGATAGTTTCTTTCTGCTTGAAATGCATTCATTTGGACTCTAAAGAAGTTACCTGTGGTGTCACAACTAATTCTTGAACCTGAACCAAATGGAACAATTACTTCCTCAGTTTCAGCATCTTTAATTGAATAATATGCTGAAGCACTTGGTAGATATTTGATTGTTAATTCTCCTGGTGTAGTTGAGAAACTTGATGAAGGATAAAGTTCTCTACCCACTACTCTAAATTTTACAATAGAGTTTTCTTGATATTCTGGTCTAATGTTTTTAAAATAAACTTTTAGATTTTCTAAATCTGTTGAACTTAATGCTGATAAACTTCCTGTTGACCAACTTGAATCGTCCCATACTGCTTCCAACTTAGGTGGATAAATTGTATGAGTTTCTCTTGAAAAGTATTTTAGATTTCCTAAACGACTACTATCTCCCTCTTGTCCATTTGCATCATATCCAAATGTTGTTGAGTAAGAACCTGATGATTCTCTTTTGACGATAAATCCATTGTTTGGAAAAGTAGAACCAGAATAAATCCAATTCCATACTAAATCAGTTACATCTGCTCTAACATCTTTTTTATCAAAAGTTAAATCAAAAGATGTTGATACTTCGTATTGACTACCTTGACTACCTGTAAACCAAGCACCACCGTCAGTCAATACTGAGCCCGTAACCCAAGGTGTTTGAGCATCGTGGTCACGATATTGATAACTTACTCCGTCAGAAGTTACTGGTTCGTGGTCAAGTTTTCCTGTTCCTTGTTTCCAACTACCACTAACCATATAAACGTGTAGTGGTTGTTCTGCTTCAACTTCTTCTGAAGTTGCATCAAATAAATTTAAATAAAATTTTGTAGTGGTAGGCATCTTTCCGTCAATAACGGATTGTGAAATATATGATAAATCAAAATCTATCAATACTCTTGATACATTTGCAACTGAACCATTCTCATTTACAACTTTATTAATTTCCAATATTTCATCTAAACCGGTGTTGATAGAAGCTGTTGTTCCACCGGAATAAATTGTTGCATCTCTTTTTCCAAATTCAAAATAATGCATTATCTATCTCCTACTACCAAACCTTCAATATCTGTGTTTGGGTATTTTAGTTCAAAGATACTTGGGTCTAATGATGGATAGATAACTCCGTCTTTAGACGCACTTCCGATATCATAAACATTACCACTATATCCGTCTGAAGTTCTGTGTTTGTTTTCAATTAAAATTAAATCTTTGTTTGGATTATTAGTTTGTGGTGGAACCAATGATACCACACCTTCAACTAATGATATTTGATATGCTAAATCACTCAATACAATTGGTTGATTGATTTGCCATTTATCTGGTGCAAAGAATTGTTTTACTTTTTGTATTGCTCTAAACAATACATCATTTTTATTAAATCCTCGTTTAACAATAATATTAAACTTAACACCAATATTAATAATGTATCCGTCTTTGATGTTAATTGCATCTGTTAAAATTCTGTATTGTGATAAATAAGTTTTTAAGTTTTGTTTTACTGCTTGATTTAATTGAACTAATTTTTTATCAACATCATAACCCAACACATACATATTCATTGCCAAAGGATTTGGAATTGTATTTGAATTTGCATATCTTGTATCTATGATTTCACCATTGATAACTTGTAATTGTCCGGTGGTTTCTAATTGTTCGTCTTGAACAATAAATGCTTTTGCAATGTTTCCATACTTTTGTGGTAAAGAATAAACTCTTGTAATATAATCTTGTCTGGTTACTGCTCGGTTCTGTGCATTAAAGTAAGCTACAGCGTTCTGTTTTATTTGGTCAAGTGTTTCTGTTGATGAACCACCTGATGCAGGTCTTTCATTAGTTACGGTTAAACTTGCTTCTGAAGCAGTTTGTAAAGTTGAGTTTAATCCTGTGGTGTTGATAGTGTAAGTTTTTCTACTGAATGATGTAATTGTATTACTTGGAACATTATGTGAAATAGCTCCACCATAATTATAAGTCACGGTAAGTGTCGTATTACTTGGTGCTAATCCGAATGTTCTTGTTTTCAAAAAATTACTTGGGTCAAATGATTCGTCTAATCGTGAAATACCTACACCTAATCTTGAACCAACATTATCTGGATTTGGAATAATTTCTTCATCTGCATTATCACTAATACCTGAACCAAATCTTAATTCCATTTTATTATCATCACGAACATATGTTGTAAATCTTCTTGGTGTTTTAATTAATCTCAACATATAAGGTGTATCATTTTGATATTCAGAATAAGTCGGGTCATTTAATGAAGTGTTCTCTATGGAATCAAATACGGTGTCTTGTGCCAAGAAAGGAACTTGATACCAAGTATTTTGATTAGAATCCACAACTGAAACAATTTCAGTAACTTTATCATTAGATAAAACCAATTTATCAAATTCTTTTGCTGTGGTAAAACTAAATGTTTCTGATTCTCTAATACCAGAAATTGCTAATCCTTTTTTAGTTAATCTAAAATCAGTAGGAACATTTCCAGATGTAGGTTCTAATAGTTCAACATCCATTCTGTCTAATGAACTCGATACTTTAAAATTAACATCATCTAATAATGTAAACTCTGTTCCGTTGTTAGAAACAAATGTAGAGTTAGCTTCTAACTTACCGGCATAATCTAAATTAGGTTGATAATCTGAACCAACTACTTTTGCCGGAACATCTACGGTAAATGTTAATTCAACCGTAGCTGGTGTTGCCAATTTTGGTTTATATCCGTAAGATTGTGCGATAGCTAAAACATTTTTTCTTTCTTCTGCATATTGAATTAATGTTTCTCTAAATTGATTATCAATATAATAATTTAAAATATCACCCACATAAGATGCCATTTCTACAAACATCATACCTGGTGATGCTTCATTGAAATCATTGTAGGTGTTTGGAAAATAGTTTTTTGCAAACTCTATTAGATTTTCTCTAATGTCAGAAAAATCTCTACCGAGATAATTTACTTCTTTTTTTATTGTTTTTTTATTTGTTGCAAAATCTGCCATTATTATTCTCCGATTCTAAAATCAAACTCTAATGTTTCAATATCTTCTGGATTCAAAGGAACTGAATATTCTATTGAAACATTGACTTCGTTGTCAAGTTGATTTGTAAAAATATTATTAATATTGATATAAGGTAAAAATCTATCTACTGCTGAACGAATGGCTTCTTCAACTCTGTTTGATAAATCATCACCTTGTTCAAAGACAATATATTTTAATTGAGAACCAAACTCTGGTTGAAATACTCTTTCACCTGGTGTGGTTAATAAAAGATTTCTCAAGTTATGTTTTGATTGTTCCAATATCTTTGTGGTCTTTCTAAAAAAACCTTCAGATAAAGTATAGTCTAATGGAAAACCAACTCCAACATACTTGTCTTCATTTCTATCTATTTCTCTTACACTGCGTGCCATTATGGTCTATAATTGCCTTCACCTTTTTTCTTGTTATTGATTGCTTTCATCAATCCAGAATAATCACGAGTTAATGCATTCACTACATCTTCAGGAACTGAATCTACTGATACTCCTGCTTTCTTAATAGTTTCAACTGCACCGACTTCTCGTGCCTTTTCTTTATTTTGACCTCTACCTAAATCTCCATAACCTAATACTTCGGCCATATTATCACTACCTAATATACCACCACCCAATGTAGGCCAATCTTCATCTCTTGATGAACCTAATGGTTTGGTGTTGTTCAATACTTCATTTAACACTTGGTTCTTTGAATATTGTTTATATGGTTTTTGTTTTACAACCGGTTTAGGTTTTGGTTTAGAAATTGTTTCTGATAAACTAATTTCTTTTTCGTCATTAATAAATATCTCACTAAGTTGTTTTTTGATTTCTTTACGAACAACTAATTCGATTATTTTTACTAATTCGTTTTTCTTCATTACTACTCCTGTTTATATTTATCAAATAATTTTTTATAAGATTTAACTTGGTTTACATTTGATTCCGTTGATTCATACTCACTAATGGCATCTTCAAATTGGTCAAATCCACCTTGGGTTTTAGTATTTTCCCAAGCTGTTGCATTATCCCCAGCTGCTTGAGCTCTATCAATTATAGTTTGAACACCAGGAATATTTTTTGCACTATCTCCTGCATTATTAATTACAATTAAAGCTTGTTGTCCATTTGTAACTTGGGACAATTGACTTTGTAAATTTTTTGCGGTGTCAAGTTTATCTTTTGCATCTTTAACTTTATCTTCCAATTGTTTTATTTGTTCTGGTGTAATATTGGAAACATCATCTATGATATCACCAAGTCCAGCCGGTATCGGAAGTGCATCTTTAATTTCTTGAATTGTTTTTGTTTCTAATAAGTATTGACTTAAAAATTCTAAGTTAATTGTAGCATCTATAAAATTTTTCGCACCTCGTAATCCTTTAACGATATCTTTTACACCAGAAGGTAATGTAAAGGGATTAGATAATTTAGGAACTCCAATAGTCATTGCATTTAAAAATTGTTGTATTCCCATTACTTGTTTTAAAAATCCTGCCATATCTAATTCTGGAAATGGTATTCCTTCTTTTGTTGCATTCAATATAGTTCCACCGGACTTTATGTTGTTAATGATTTGACTACCTTTTGGTTTCAATTCAATAACATCTTTTCCTTGAATCAAAACATTACCTTCTTCACTATCGATAGTAATATTTTTCATCGCAGTTATCGCGATGTTGTCTGTTTTTGCATTTAAAACTAATCTATCAGAATCAACTACAAATTGTGAATCTGTAAAATCAGAAGGAAGAAATTTTGACATTGGTTCTGGATAATCAATCGATTGATTAGATGTCATAAAAATATTTGAAGAACCATTTTTGATTTGTATATTAGGTGAATCATCTTCTCCACCAATTTGATTACTACCCAATTTAATAAAGTTTCCAAATCTTCCTTGAACTAAAGTATCTCCTTCACTAATCTCTGCCCTATCGGGTTCAATATCTACAAAACGAGCTCCTTGTCGATAATCATCATTATCTCGGACATCATATGGATTTAATATATTTAACAAAGTATTAGATTTTAAATCATTTGCTGTTGCAGCACTTTTGTTAAATTCTGTATAATTTATATTAATATTATCATCACTTATTCTTGATAAGTAATATCGTTTTCCGTCATAATTAAAACCAATCGACAATTCACCAACCAAAGGATATTGTATGATATTAGAATTTAGTGGATAATATTGTGAAACAGTAGGTTTACCATTTTCTGAATAAACATATCTACCTAAGACTGCTCCTTGTTTAGTAACACTACTACCAACACGATAAATGTCCATTACTTCAAATACTTCTAATTCAAATTCAGTCATTTTAACTTTTAAATTTAAAAGTATTTTTCTAAGTTCATCTTTCGTTACATAGCCTTGTCCTGAAATAATATGTGCATTAGATAATGACTTATCTACTTTTTGTGCCATTTAATTTTCCCTGCTGATAGAATTGTCTATTTCGTCTTTTTTGATTTGTAACTCTTGAACGTCGTGTTCGATAGCATCCATAAGTTGCTGTTTTTCTGAATCGGTCAAACCATATTCATCTCCACTATCCGACACTCTTTTTTCTGCTGCCATAATTCTTTGAACGACTGTGGCTAATTTGACTAATTGTTCGTCGTTCTTCACATTGATTTCTAAATACTCTTTGAGCATAGGAATAATCTGAACGGCTGTATCTCCGTCTTTAATAAACCCTACCACTTCTTTCATCAAGACTTCTAATTGTTTCTTATTGGTTTTGGAATTATCATAGATGTCTTTGAACACATCAGATAAGGTTTTGCCTTCAAATATTTCGTAATCGTGTGCCATAGTATTTTCCTATCAATAAATATAAGATTGTGGAAAAAAGGGAATATATATTTATATATCGGTTTATTTTTTTAAAAATACTATATAGTTA